TCCTGAATTGGTAACAATATCTAACATATTTTTCTGTATATGGGTATCCAAGAGAGACAGAAGTTCGGTCTTTGTATTCTTTTCTGAATATAATGCAATGCTATATTTGTCTAACAATTGCTTTAAATATGTCATATTTTGCTTCTTTAAATAAGATGATTTTAATTGATATGTAGGGATTATATAAGCAGTATTTTCTGCGTGTTTTGCACAATAATATATGTCATCTTTCTTCCATTTAGCAATAGAAGAACATTGTTTTTGAATAGATGGCGTCTTCTTTGTACCTTTTGTTGTCGTAAAACAAGAACATATAACTTTATTTGATTCTTGTTGTGGTTGAGTTTGTTTTCTCGATAAATCGACAACGCCCCATTTTTCTATATGAATTGATTCTTGTTTGATTGTTGTAGTATTTTCCGTAGTATTTTCCGTAATATTTTCCGTAGTATTTTCCGTAGTATTTTCCGTAGTATTTTCCGTATTTGAGTCGGTTGTGAGGATACAATATGCCAAGTTTTTAATACCAACGTCAATACTTATAATACGCATATTGTTCTTCTTTCGACAAAGTTCTTTAAGTTCAATTATTAAATAATATAAACTATAATTACGGAAATCTTGTGTCTCGATAAATCTATAGTATTTAATTCAAATTATAATAGATAAAATGGATTCAAAATCATCGCCATTTTTAAATATGATATACAATGAAGATTGTATTTTTGGTATGAAGAAAATATCTGATAATAGTGTCGATATTATTATTTGTGATCCGCCTTATAATATTGGAAAAGACTTTGGAAATAATAGTGATAAACAGAAAATGGATGAATATCTCATTTGGTGTGACAAATGGATTCTCGAATGTATGCGAATATTGAAACCTACTGGAACATTATATATTTATGGTTTCAGTGAAATACTCTCATTTATTAGAGTACGTATAAATTGTAATGTAAGATGGTTGGTATGGTATTATACAAATAAAGTCAATCCATCACTCCATTTCTGGCAGAGAACTCACGAAAGTATATTATGTTGTTATAAAAATAAACCTATATTTAACAGGGATGATGTTCGTGAACCTTATACTGAAACATTTTTAAACAATCTAGTTGGTAAGGTTCGTAAATCGACAAAAGGTAGATTTAGTAATGGCGACAAAGAAACAATATATACAGCACACGATGGAGGTGCTTTACCAAGAGATGTTATAAAGATCCCTACTTTGGCTGGTGGCGCAGGTAAAAAAGAACGAGTTGGACATCCTACTCAGAAACCATTAGCTCTTTGTGATAAGTTAATAAAAGCTGCATTAAATAAGGATTCTGATAGTATTCTTGTTGTACCATTTGTCGGTTCTGGATCTGAATGTGTTTCTGCAAAAAAAAATGGAGTCAACTATATCGGATTTGAAATAAATAATGAATATATTGCTATTGCAAATCAACGATTATTAGATTTAGATTTAGATTTAGATTTAGATTATTCAAATGAAGGTGTAAATAATACATAATATATTTATACTTTGTATTTTGGTTTTGGTTTATTTATTTATTTATTTACTGGCTATGATAATTCATTGTTTTATTCTCTACAGTTTTTACTTCTATTGAAGGCGATAAATATCTCGATTGTAATTGCTCTCTCGATAAATATGGATTTTTCAAATCACTTGTATTATATCCATAACCTGGTTGTCTCGTATCCATTGATCCAGAATATAAATGAGGCACATTTTCGGATGGAGTACGGTCTGAATAAATGTGCGGGGTTATTCCTAAATCGAGACACGCTTCTTGATTATTGAGCTTCATAATCTGAATCCCGTTATTTGTCATAAATTGTCTATACTCCCAATTTGTATGTATATTTTCTGCACGTCGTATTCTCTCGTTTACAACAGCAGAAGGTTGCCAAGATGCATAATTGCGTCCATCTGACATAATTGGTGGAAAATTAAAATGTATATTATTTGAACCCGAAAAACAAGTTCCCCAACTCATTATAATAATATTAATAAATATTATTATATATCCAAAAATCGACAAATGATTTAATTATTCCATATTTTGCGTTTATGCTTCCAAAAGTTTTATAAGTTCTGCTTTTTTCAATTTTGATAATGATAATTCATTTATGTCAAGACCTCTTTCTGTTACAATATTTCGTAATTTATCTAATGGTAACTTTTTATAATTAATTTTTCCAGAAGAAGACGAAGTAGTAGTAGTAGTAGTAGATAAAATATTCATATTATTTATTGATAATGGTTCTTCATCTTCAGTCAATGTATTATTCTGTATGATCTCTAATTGTTCAGAATCTACAACATCTACAACGTTCACAATATCTACAATATCTACAATATCTACAATATCTACAATATCTACAATATCAGTTTCTAAATTATCAGTTGACAAATCTAATGTGCTATCTTGTAGTAGTTGTGTCGATTCTATTTTATCAGATATATCTTCAATTGGAATAAGTGATTCTTCATTTATTGTGGCGGATGATATTATATTAGTTTTTTCATTTAAAGAAGATATAATGATTTCGGTATTTTTTGATTTTAATTTTTCATCTTCATCTTCATCTTCATCTTCATCTTCATCTTCATCTTCATCTTCATCTTCATCTTCATCTTCGTCATTCTCTTCTTCTGAATCATCATCATCTGAGTCAGATTCATCCGCCGATTCATTCTCTTCTTCTGATTCATCGGAAACTGTTACCAATGATGGATGATGATCGTGAGTTTCAGTTGTTGTATTATTATTTTTCACACAAGTTGAAACAATACCACTTGTTACTAATGTTTTTAAACGACATAATTCATCCGCCATTGAAGTAACAACGCCAACAATTGAAGAAAACTTATGATTCTGATTATTCATTCTCTTAATTATAAAAATGGCTAATCCAGCGATTAATAAAACAGAGATTCCCAAAATAGTTATATAAGGAATATTCAACAAAGAACAATTCATTATAGATAGAATATTTTATATATTTATAAAGAAAACGAATAAATATATTTTATCAATATTTTGTCGATATTATTTAATCACAATCTCCGATTATTTCTTTTGGATAATCCATATCTCTTAATACCTTCATCCCTCCACGAACTTGTGAAATACCATCTTTCAATAAATATGTGTATTTAAATTGTTCATCATTATCAGCTTCTGTATTCATATGACAATTTTTAAATTGTAGATTATTATCTAGCATTTTACATAGATCTATAAAATGAGTAGTCAGCATACAATTTACACCTTTTATATTCACTAAATATTTCATAAATGATTTTGCACTAGAAACAGCTTCTTCAGGATTTGTACCCGAATATAATTCATCAAATACACAGAAATGAGATTCATTTTTATTATCGTGTATTATATCAAGTATATCTTTACATCTACGAGCTTCCGCTTGAAATAAACTATCACGTCCTGAAGTATCGGGAATATTCAAATAACAGTGAATATATTTATAAGGATCAATATTTGCAGAAGAATAGAATCCGCATCCTAATTGTTGACTCAAAATTATATTAATAAGAGATGATTTCAATATTGTCGTTTTTCCAGAAGCATTTGGTCCAGTAATAATAAGATTCTTATCTAGATGAATATCATTACGAATTGGCAAACTATCTTTCAATACTGGATAATATGCTCCTTTAAATAGATTTTTCGATTTAACTTTCTTTTTGGATTTGGTTGATATTGTCTTTTTCGATTTGACAAACTTACAAAATGACATTTGATTATCCGCTATATTTTTAACGACTCCTTCAATCGTGTCAATATATCCATTTATACCAAAAGACCACATAAATGCGTCATTTAATTCAGTCAAATTATAAATGGCATAAAACTCTCTCATAATTTTACCCAATTGTCCTACCTTATCTAATGTTAAATTATAAGGAGTTATATTTTTCAGATTCACCTTTAAATCAGATAATGTAGATAATTTATTAAAGGTATTTTTATTAAAATCGTAATACGTATCTAATAATGTCGTATATTGAAGTAGATTATTCACATTATCTTCTGTATGTTGAATATATTTTTTAATTTTGTCGAAGAAATAATGAATCTTCTTTAAATTATTATGGAAACGTATACAAGTTTGTATATTCTGATAAATCGAGTAAACATAAAATAGGGCACTCGCTATTAAATATAACTTTTTTTCTGAAGTTACCGCATTATATTGTGTAAATAATTGTCCTATCGCATTATTCTTAGCAATCTTTTTAAGTATCTCAATATATTCCGAAAATGTCAATTTCAAACCTTTCATTTGTATAACAAAAAATGGGATAATCAGAATAAACACCGGCATTAACAATGACATAAGAGGCGATGCCATATTATAAAGGCTCATCATCTGTAAAAACTCAGATGACATATTTAATGTATCGCATATACCATAATTCCATTCCAAATAATGATATTTTTCTTTAAAGTTTGTATCATTTTTAATCTCATCCCAAATATCCATTATTTCAGAATAATCTTCTTTCAATGACGCAGATTTGTCGAGAGATTTGTATTTTTTATACAATAACTGAGTATCTTTCAAGTATTTGATATCTGTTGTATATAATTCTGTATATTGTTCTACAACTTTCTTACCAAATAACGTATTTGGTTGAAATACATAATTATATAATGGAACTCCTGAAGCATCATATGTATCTTTCAATTCCAAATCATTTGTAATACTTTCATTTAATTCCATTTTGTCGATATTTGACGATATGGGTAGTTTAAAGTATTTATTAATATCTTCTATATGCGATATTATTCTCGGATTCATAGTAGAAGAGGTTGACATAAATAATATATAATGTGATTATTTATATTGGTTGTTTAACGAGAGAAATTGATCTATTCGTTTCATAACAAACTTCTTATAGAAATTATTCGCAAATAAATCTTCTATTTCATTTTTATTATGAGGTTCATATTCATTATCACTTCTTATATTCAAATTGTCTGCCATACCTTTATTCCTTTTATGGTTCCATTCTTCTATCGATTTACAGAAATAATGATTAATATAAATACCTACATTTGGTTCATCTAAACCAATATTATTCAATGGTCCATTGCATAATCTACCTAAACAATCATGTTGTTTGTATTGATTTTTTAATAAGGGATTATGTGGACTTAATATATTAGATATATGGTTACATACAGATATACATTTAACGTGAACGTTTAAATTGCGTTCGCATTTAGTAAATCGGTTTGTAACATTTTTATTTTGATATTTTGTATGCCCATTTCCACCAAATAATCGCCAATGTATAGCTAATGATCCCTGACGACAATGCTTTGATAAAAACTTACTAATTGGTAGAAGATTTAGATCTTTAATAGTAATAAACTCATCACAATCTAAAATCGCAACCCATCTCCATAAATGAGATACATACTTTACAAAATGATTATATGCTAGAAATTGTCTCATTTTTCCAGGAAAATATATGATACGTATTTTCTTTTTTATTAAAGGATATAATCGGTGTTTGGAGAGATACTTTGGTAATTGATTTTTATTATTATTATTATCATAAATATATATTCTGTAAAATCCCATTTCGAGATGATATAATATCCATTCAATAATATAATTTTCTTCATTTTTAGCAATACAACATATTACAGCATTATTCCATTTAGGATGTAATTTTGTCATATTATATTTATATTATTATATTTATAAATATTAATATTATACTTTGTCTTATTTAAAACGCCTATGTTTGTTTTTTGTTTTTTGTTTTTTATTTTTAGTTTTTAGTTTTTTGTTTTTAGTTTTTCGTTTTTTTCCACCACTATAAGCAATATCAATCCAAAACTTTTCACAATCAAATGATGTTTTAAAATGATTACACTGATAACGAGTTTTTATAATTGTTTCAAAATCCCCTTGATTACTTCCTACATAAAATTGTAATTTATATGGGACGCAACTGGTTGTTTCAATTGCAACATAATATTTTATTTCTTCAATAGTTAGTTCTAAATATGCTAATGCGTGGTAAGATGCTCTTATAGTATTACCTAAAGGACCATATACAGACCTTATGGTTGATATTATTTCATCATTCTTTGCAACCCAATCTGTAATTATTATTTTACCAAGAATTATTCCGTCGATCTTTAAGTTTTTACATATAAACTCTGCGTTAGCTCCACAAACATTACTATATTCTAATTTTCTTGTTGTATAATGTGGAAAAATACCATCAAATATTTTATCTAGATAAGTATCTAAAACTGGATTGTATTCTTCATTAATATATGTTATTATATATTTGTCACGATTAGTTTTATAATTTAATAAAGTGTCACCTATGTTTATACTCATTATAATATAATATAATATAATATAATATAATATAAATTATATTATATTATAATATTGGTGTTCAAAATGAGACAAAAGTTAAATATTAACAGATTATTTTATCAATATTGCTAGGTAATTCACTAATCTGGGTTGCATAATGTGTTTCAATTTCTCGAATCTTAGTAACGTCTCTTCTTGTAATAAAATTGATACCTACTCCTTTACGACCCCATCTACCAGAACGGCCAATACGATGAAGATATGTATGTGTGCATTTTGGTAGATCAAAATTAATGACGATACTTACTTGCTGTATATCGATTCCTCTTGCAGTGACATTTGATGATATTAATACACGATATTTACCTACTTTGAAATCAGTAAAGGCTTTATAACGATCTTCTTTTTCCATATTACTATGAATACAACATACAGGAAACCCATCACTAGACATTGCGTCATATAAATCTGAAACGCGTTGTAAACTATTAGCATATATAATACATTGACTCATTGAAATCAATGAATATAAATCTTTTAATGTATCATATTTTTGCTGATCATTCTCGATAGCAATATAATATTGCGAAATACCTTCCAATGTCAATTGCTCGGATTTGACTTGAATACGAATCGGATCTTTCATTATTTTATCAATAATAACGTTAATATAATCTGGCAAAGTAGCACTAAATAGGCATATTTGTATATTTTTATCTAATAATTGAAGAATATTATAGACTTGTTCTTTGAATCCAAACGACAACATTTCATCTGCTTCATCTAAAATAATGGTTTTGATATTTTTACAAATAACATTATTTTTTTTTAAAATATCAAATACTCTTCCTGGACATCCTACAATAACGTGAGGAGGATTATTTCTCAAAATCGACAAATCTTCATCGACCGAACTTCCTCCTACTAATGTCTGTATTTGTAGTCCATTCATCATACAACCGATTCCATTAAAAACCGATGCGGTTTGTTTACTCAATTCTCTAGTAGGAGATAAAACTAGAACTTGCGGATGATTCAATTCCAAATTGATATTTGATAATGATCCAATTGTAAATGTAGCGGTTTTACCCGTTCCAGATTGCGCTTGTGCAATAATATCTCTACCAATCATCATTGGTTGAATTGCCTTTTTTTGAATTGGACTCATATGCTCGAATCCATATGCATATATACCTCGTAACAATTGAACTGGTATATCCAAATCGTCCCACGAGTTTGCTATATAATCAACTTCATTATCAGACACACTTGTTTCTGTCATATATTTATATTTACCAAGTATTTTTTAAGCACATTAATTATAATATATTATAAAGACAACATATATAAAAAATAGAAGATATATAATAATTATATGACGCAATTTGAACATAGAAAATATTCATTAAAAAAAATTAATGAAATAGCATTTGATAAGTTCATATGTCATATACCACAAGAGACCATACAAATCATTAACGATTTGGCAACTAAAGTCGGGTCGCCTAGTTATGTAAAAACACCGATATTTAATAAACGAAATGGGATAAATAATATGTCGCAAGTTGCTACGACCAAAAATAATTCTATTATGCGACCCAAACAAAATCAAAATAAAAGGCGTTTACAACCAATTGAAATACTCAATGACGATGATTGGGACACGATTCGTTCATTTGAAGTAACCAAAATTGAACAAAAAGAAGGATTCGAAGCAGAAATCGTGAATATACGTTCTCTATTGAATATGTTGACTGAGAAAAATTATACGGAGAAAAAAACGGCTATTAAAGAAGTATTGGACAATATTTACTTGAACAATGATTCCGCCAATATACAACTGATTAGCAATATAATTTGTGATATTGCTTCTGATAATCGTTTTTATTCAGAAATATATGCAAAACTATATACTGAATTATGTAATGGACATAATATTATGTTGTCGATTTTAAATGATAGAATCGGTCATCATATTGTATCATTTAAAAAAAGTAAAGCTATTGATATCAATGATTATGAACAAATATGTAAATTAAATAAAGATAATGACCGAGTAAAGGCTTTTAGCGCATTTATTATGAACTTGAAAATAAATGGTATTATTGAAGAACATATTGTAATTATGTTAGTTAGTAATTTATTTGATTTGTTGATTGATCTAATTACTAAGGATGGTAATAAGGGTATTGTCGATGAAATTGTCGAAAATATATCTATATTATATAATTATGAATGGTTTCAAGGACACCGCATTGACAGCCTATTTGGCGATCTATCATATCACGCACTTATACAAGAGTTTGCCAACATGAAAGTAAAACAATATCCCAGTATAACAAATAAATCTATATTCAAGTTTATGGATATTTTAAAAATATAAATCTGTATTTTTAGAGATTTTTCTCATTTTAAACACTCAACCAAATATACATTTCAAATCAACCTAAATATTATTTTATTTAACGAATAAAATGATATTTATGGTTACTTTATTAAGTCTATTATTCTTACCAATTTTATCTTTCAAAGAAATAACCCCAAAACTTTGTATTAATTGTAAATATTTTATATCAAATAATAATAATAATAAAATTAGTAAGTGCTCATTATTTCCAAAAGAAGATAATAATAATTACATTTTAGTTAATGGTATTCATGAAGATATTGAATATTATTATTGTTCAACATCAAGACGTATAGATGAAATGTGTGGTAAAGAAGGCAAATTGTATAAAAAAAGTATAGAAAAATGCATTTAAAATGAGAAAATGTTTAATAATTATAAATTATTTATAATTATTAAAAACAAATATTTTATAGTTAGACCATTTGATTATTTATTAAAATTGTGTATTTATGTAATCAATCCCATTTTCATTAAAAAATATAAAATCGTTTTTATAAAACATAAATATTTTGTTTTTTATATCTTTATTATAAAAATATTTTATGTTGACATTATCATTTATATAGTCATCTATATTTAAATCATATACGGGTTT